GGGTTAAAATCCAGGGCAATACCCCGAACCTCAACGTGGATGGGCGCCACCTCGCCACGATCATTCTTTGACTGGGCTTCACGGCGGGCGAGCTCAGCAGCGGTGGGGGTCTTCTTCGTAGTCATGGTTCTGTTCTCCTACACTCTGTTCTCCAAAAGGGGTTATTGCCTGCCGTGTGCCGGGAGAACAGAAGCGCGACACACGGCAGGAGTCATAAGGTCAGCCGACCTTCAGGCCATCCTCGTTGCTGAGGAGCTCGTACTTATCCAGCACTTCGAGGTTGTATTCGTAGGCGGACAGCTCACCAACCTTGAAGGTGACGCCAGAGCGCTCACCGAGTTCGAGGCGCGGGAAAATATAGCGGCGCTGCTTGCCGGTGGACACGTCGAACAGGTCAGCCACACCACACAGGGTCTCCACCTTACGGGAGGCGGACACCGTCATGCGGGTGATGCTCTCCGTGCCGGCCGTGGTGACCTTCTCGACCTGGGTGGCGCCAAGGTACTTCTTGAGCAGTTCCAGCTTGGTCTCAAGCAGAGTTGCCTTGAACGAGGTGGAGGAATCCGACATGTAGGTTCGGACAACCCCGTGGCCCTGGTGGCCGCGGATCTTGTCCACGCTGTCGGACATGTCCAGGGTCATGCCGTCGTCGCTGATCCAGCCGACGTCCACCATGCCCTGGGGCATGGGCGTGGTCAGGTTGGTGATGGTGGACAGGTCGGTGCCAGCCGGGCCGAGATAGAGTGTATCCTTCTCGGAGCCTGCCATGAACGCGTTGTCAGCATTGGTGATGGTCATGCTGCTACTCCTAACTTTGCGGTAATATGGTACGTCGCGGTATAGCGACGCATATCTGTGTCAGGGTCGGGCATTTCCGCTGGTGCGGGAGAGCTCACGACCGCTACAGGGCCATCTGCTTCTGGAAGGTGGTGGATGGCGTCCCCCACGCGACGAGCGAGCTCGCCTGCCCACCATGAGGTGGGTGCGTAGGTGTCGATGGTGATCTGTGCCGTATAGAGAATACGGTTAGACAGTCCGGTGCCGCCTGTTGCCAGCACGACGACGTAAGGGTGGGGGTTTTCCTCAGTGGAGGGGCGGATGCCCCTTACCGTGGTGCCCTCTAGTTCGCCTTCGAAGTCCTGGTTGTTCAGGTAGTCAATCACGAACTTCTGCAGGTCAAGGCTCTTCATCATCAGCCCCTTCCTACGGCGCGTTCTAGCACGTGGTCGCGTGCCTGTCGTCTGCGTGCCCTGAACGTCTCAGGAAGCACATAGGCGCGGGCACGGTCTGTGCCGACTCGCACCCCGGAGGTGAACCCATCACCCGCACGGGCGGCGATAATCGCTGCCTTGGCGGCGAGCATGTCCTGGACCTCCTGACTCTTCAGGAGATCCTTGACACCATTCTTATGAATAACGAACTCAACTTTCACGTGGCGCCTCCTTCCATAGCCTCAAGTATACCCCCAAGGGGTATACGACAGGGCTGCCGACAGGCTGCCACACGTCACCTCGAAGACGCACCCTGTCACCAGGGTGGATATACATGACCTCATCTAAAGGAGCATCCCAGTACACGGTCACAGCCTCGCGGGTTCCGTAGTCTTCGCCTGTGCCCTCCCTGTCGGAGGACTGGTTTGTGGCAACTAGGGCGCGAGGTAGGGGAATCTCTTGCACGGCCCCCCTTCGGTAGGCGACCCCGAGAGGGTCACGCTTAGGCTCACTGTGGTGCAGCAACACAATGGGCTCTTTCCACGCGTCCATTGCGCTCATCACTGTGCACCTCCGAACAGGGTGTCGGCTGAGCCGAAAAATGATGCTGACACTCCGTTGATGTCATCTCGGTCCTGCTTGGTTAGGAACAGGTCACCCGAGGGGTTAGCCCACGACGTTGACAGGGAGAATGGGCCGGTGGTCTGAGTGAGCTGCGTAGCATCCCCTGCGACACCTGCAGGGCGCTGACGAATAGCACGGCTCACCACGCGGCACGTCACGGCTGTTAGTACTGTCTTCGGTGCATTCTTCCAACCGGGGCAGCGGTAGATGATGAGGTCAGTGGCGTCTTGCAGGAGAATCTTGACGCGCGTGTGCGCGATCAGGGTACTGTCCTCGACAGGCAGACGAGCGCACAGGTCTTCAAGTGTAGCGAAAGGTGTTTCAGACACGTCGACTACGCTTCCTACCTGTGGGCGTGGCAGGGATGATGAGTCCTAGGTCCTCATCAGTGCTTGCCAGTGCGCGCACCTCGGCCTCCAAGGCCTTGTCTGATACTTCGGCCTGACCAGCCTGAAAACGCACGCGCCCAGCCGGGGTGACCAGGAGCATCTCAGGATACTTCACTGATTGAATATTCAACGTGTTCTCCTTACAAGAAACCTGTGGTGGGGCTGATACTCTCACAACCCCACCACAGGCGCGGGTCACGAAGCCTTCAGCTTCAGCTTGCCGTGGTGCTGCTCAGCACCATACTTCAGACCAATCTCACCATAGATCTGAACCTTGTCAGACGAGCCAGTGCGACCCAGACTCTCAGCAAAGAAAGTGCCCTTACCCGGGATTTCCAGGAACACGGGCGAACATTCCTCCAGGGACACAACCAGGAGCGTATCGGCGGGCACATCATTGTCAAGCATGATGTTGCACGTACCAAAGTCCGTCTCGATCGCAGTGACATTCACGCCACCAACCGTACGGGAGGTCTCACGGTAGTTGTTGTCCTTGATGAACACCTTGGACAGGGCGCGCTTCACCTTCGCACCAACCAGGATCGTGCGGGTCTCACCCTCACGAATACCACCGTTCTCCCAGACCTTCTGCATGGTGTCAAGCACCAGGTCCTCAGTCAGGTTAGCGGTCGTAGCCGTCACGACGTTCGTCGTAATAGCCTCCACAAGGCCTCGCGTCTTACGCGGGGTCGTGTTGGTCGTGGGGTTGGCATAGACGCCCTGAATGAACGCCTTGTTGACGTCGCGGGCGACCTGCTTGAGCGTCAGGTTAATCTGATGCTGCAGCTCATCCTCAGGCAGGGTCGTGGTGCCAATCGTCACCATCTTCTCGCCGTCAGTGTTGCGCATACGGGTGGTGGCCTGACGCGTGTAGGACAGCTCCACGACTTCCTGGTGAATCTCCAGGACGTTAGACACACGAGAGCGCGCACGCTCCTCACTGCCGGGGGCTGCAGCACCCTCAAGACGCTGACGGGTAATATCGGCATCACGCAGATCCTCAGTCTGCCACTCGATGATGGTAGACCCTGCCGACTCGCCGCCGGTGAGCCCGCCAATAGCGGACAGGAACGGCGTGTCTTCCTTGGAGACCTGGAAAAGCTCTCCAGTGTAGTTGGGCAGATTATAGGTCGTGCCCACTCCAGTTGCTCCGGACATTCTTCCTCCTATATTAGAACATGTTGGATGCAGCCGAGAGCTTCGCCAGCTTGAGGCTGGAGAGGGCTGCACGGTCGTTGTTGGCTTCAGCGCGCGCAATCATCTCGTCGATGCTGAGAACCTCCCCACCGGGATTCTTTGAACCCACGGTGGGAAGAGTGGGCGTGGCAGGAACCGCGGCACCACCCGGGGTAGCCTTAGCGAGTCCAGACAGGACATCGGAAAGCGACTCAAGGTCGGCGTCGTCGCGGATGAACGAGCCGAGGGCCTTGGGAATACCCGCCTTCTCCAGTCGGATAGCGCGCTGCTCAGCACGCTCCTTTGCTTCAAGGCGTTCCTTAGTTTCCTGGAGCTTGTTGGTGAGGTCTTCGACGCTGGCCTTGAGAGACTGGATGGTTGCCTGAACGTCGTCCGTCTTGTCCTCAACCGGCGTGCCCACCTTAGCTTCGACGTCAGTCTTACCCGCCTCAGTGGTAGTGTCCTCCGAGTTGGTAGTAGCCTCGGCAGGGGCTTCAGACGGGGTCACGCTGGCGTCGACGCCAGTTGCCTGACCACCAACCTGGGGGTCTTCCACGTCACCCTGATTAAGGGCAGCTGCCTCTACTGCCTCCGTGCCGGGGGCTGGGTTGCTGATCTTCTTGGTACTCATTTCTGTTCTCCTTTATCCTTCTCCTTGTCAAGAGAATCCGCTAGCTTCCCGAGCTTGTGTGAGCGGAACTCACTCGCCGGCCGGGCCACACCCTGACCATCCGTGAACATCTCAGGGTGCCCTTCTCGCATGTATGAGGCAATTATACCCCCCGGGGGTTCCTTCACACCAGCTTTCACTGCGGCGCGCCGCGCCGACAAATACACCTGATACATGTCATCAGGGTGGTAACCTGGAAGATTCTTATGCTCCCAATCCGGCACGATACGACAGTTGCACGCGTCATGGAACTCATGCCCCGCACCACCGGCTAGATCCTTCGAGCGATATACCCATCCGCGGGAGGCCAGCATGCAACAGAACGCACACGTCTTCCCAACCGGTACGCGCGCAAAACGAGGGGCAGACGGGTCCAAATCCGCAGCCCGAAGGATCGTACGCCTCGGACCCGTCTGAATCTCCCTACCAAGAGCACCTGCCACAACACGAATAGCCTTAGCAGGGTCCTCGCGGCCAATGCCGGCCACATACCGGCTCAAACGGTCGATCCGCTCCGTCTGACCAGCGGGCACAATAGCCTCGGGCGCGTAAGCCTTCTTGAAAGAGGGCCGTAACTCCTCATACCAGTCAAGGCTACCCTGCGTGAGCGCCGACCCATACGTGTCCACAAGCTCACCGAGGACTTGCTTCATCTCCTCGCGAGCCGCAGGGACGTCCTCGAAATTCAGTTGCCGGAACAGGGCCGCCAGCTGGTCCTCTGAGCTTTTCAGCACAGCATCAACCATCTTGTCGTAGGCCTCAACCTCACTCAGTGACGTCACGGCTACTCACCGCCCGCGCCACGCAGAATCGCATCCAGGTTATCCCGGCCGCGCTGCTGCTCGGACTGGGCACGGATCCGCATGATCTGCTGACGCGTATAGCCCAGCTCCTCCAAAGCCACATCTGTCCTACCCAGTTCGGGAATCGCTTGGATCTGCTTGATCATGGCATCAGACTGGGAGACAATCGACGGGCGCGCAGGGTTACGCCAGTGTGTAGAAATACGCGCCGCATCATCAGGCAGGAGACCGTCACGCAACTGGATGATGTTCCTGTACACGCGGTTCAGCGCGTAGGAGTTCGCATCGTTGAAGTCTGAGGCCTCCGTCACCAGTTCCTCCCTCGCCGCGTAGATCGCGTCCGCGCTAGACGGGTTGTCCTGGACAATACCCAGCGACCCAACCGGGAGAGACAGCGCACCAGCCATCTCCTGTGCCAGCTCACGAAGCTGATCGACATAGGGCTGCATGGACTGCTGAGGCAGCACATCCACCTCAGGCAGCTCACCCTCCTCATCACGGCTAATACCCTTCACCGACCCGAGACGCCAGCTCCACGAGGACTTAATCTGACTGAACGTCGCCTCATCCACGCCACGCAGCAGCAGACCAGGGGCAGTGAACAGCTCAGACGACACGTCCATCCGCATAGATGCGCGCACAGCCCGATCCACGATAGACAACACGCCGTCAGTCAACCGCGACCTACCTAGTGGCCGGTCGAGAGTACCACGGTACACGAGAGCCTCCATGGGCGTACGACCCAGATTATGCTCCACATGCCCCGTCACATACCAGCCTTGATTGCCGAACAGGCTCATGCTCACCATCACGGTGGGAGTCAGCATGATCAGCTCGGTCGGACGGCCTAGATAATCCACGTCGTTGATCAGCAGACCAGCCTTGATGCCACGCCGACGTCGATCCCACAGTGCAGACGCGGTCATAGCCGAGTACGGCAACACGAGCACCGGCGGGTCACCAGCGGCCACGTCACCGGGCAGGGTCACCAGGAACGACACGCCGTGCGTTGCTGCACTCGAAATAGCGTGCCCGATCTCGGTAGCAAAACGGTTCTCATCAAGAAGTGTCGCCAGCCCGTAGGGGTCCTCCGACCCGTCAGGGGCCACCACACCATCCCAGTGGCACCGCGAGGTCAGAGAAAACACGGCCTTCTCCGGCCACGTGGAGACGATACGCAGATCACGCGCTATCTCACGGGGTAGTGAGATATTGAGGCTGTCCACGAAGACCTTGCAGTCCAGGTATGCTTGGCGGCGCATGTTGGATGGGTACCGTGCCTGCCACGTGCCCACCAGCTCATTCAAGCCAGCCTGTAGCATGTCAGACAGGCCGACCACGGTAGGCGAGCTAAACATGGTGGGGCCTGCGCCGGTAATCAGCCGCGTATCAACATTCATAGTCACGATAGAGCCTCCTGACTCTTGTTCGGTCGACGACGCGACGTGCGCGCCATCCACAAAGCGACGCTCACAGCCTCCAGCGGGACTTCGTCACCCTCCTGCCGGGTTGAGTGCCAGCCCCACACCCCGTCGGCACCGCGAATCTTCTTATCAGATACTGCCACAGACGCGTCCAGGGCATCAGTGTCTGCGTCATGCCCACCAGGGTGTGTCACAGTCTTGGCTTGCACGGCGTTGAGGAAGCCACTGCACGCGGTGAAGTACTCCCTGGTATCAACAACGTGCAGGTAGGCTTTCGGGACTTTCATGGCGCGCAGATCCTGCTCTAATGCTAGCCCACCTGACCTGCCTGACACGCCCACTGCACTGTAGCGGGTGCGGCGCTCATACAGCCAGTCCGCGAGCGCACTGCTGGTCATGGTGCCCGTGTTGACGTCGATGAGTTCCACGTGCGCGAGGCCCGTCTTGCGGTCGTAGAGGCATCCTGCCACGGCCGTGCGCGTGCCGTCCTTGGAGAAGGCGACACCCAGCGCGCGCGTCACACCCTGGTTGGTCAGCTCATCAGGCAGCTGCGTCACACCGGTGGCTTCCCAGTCGGCTACGCTGATCAGGCGACGCGTAGCGTCGATGGATGCCCACCAGCCGAGGCGCTCGCGGGCAAAACCGTCGTGGGAGAAGCTTTTACGCTCACCTTCAAGCACACGCATTTTGAGCCTGCCTGAGAGCATGGCGGGGTTGGTGCGCACCCACAGGTCCCTGTCGTCTAGATCAATGTCTGTCAGGGACTTTGGGGCCCCTGGTGGGGACCATTCGTCCCAGCATGTGTAGAGGGATTCGCCTGAGAGCGCGTCGCGACGCTTGCGGGAGAAGACTTCGCCGTTTGCTGTGGGGCTTGGGGGTGTCCCGGTGAATATCCACTGAGGGTTGCCCAGAGGGGCGGAACTCGTGGTGGAGAGGAGGGCTTCCAGGGCTTCGTCACCGAGCTCTTGGGCTTCATCTAGTACGAGGACATCGACGGTGAAGCCTCGGCCTGAGCCTTTGGAGCGTGCGGCGATCTCGATACTGCCACCGTTTTTGAGGTAGACGGCTTCTTGCCCGTTAACGTTGCGGATGCTGGCTACGAGGGCGTTGAGGTCGGGGAATTTAGCGTCGGGGTCGTTTGCGCATTCGCCGAAGAAGTGCTTGAGGCGCAAGAAGTGTTTTTGTGCGGTTTTGACTTCGTGGGCGGTGTGGAGGATTTTCTCTCCCCTGCCGATGGTGCCGAAGAGTTCCCGTATTTCGATGACTGCGTTTTTGCCGTTTTGGCGTGGGACGGCTAGTCCGCAGGTCATGTTGGCCCACCCGTCTTCACCTACTGCGAGCCAGTGGTTGAGAACGTGTTCTTGCCAGGGGTCGGCGTTGAGTTTGTAGGCTGCTGCGAGTGCTACGGCGAGGTCCCCCAACGACTCGGTCGCGGGGGATGCTACTGACACGCATGGCTGTTGCGTGGCTTCAAGAGGCGTTGATGTCACGCTTGCGTAGCCTTGCCCGGAAGATGTCGACGGCGCTGGTGCCTTCTTCTTCGTCGTTGGTGTTCTCGCTTGCGGCTGCCTGCTTTTCGAGTTCGGCGAGTTCCTTGGAGAGGCGGTTGGCGGTGTTGAGGAGGGGTGCGATCTTGTTGGGGTCTGCGCCTTCGATGGCCTGCCATGCTTTGTCGAGCAGCTGGCGGACTTCTTCTTCTCGTGTCATTCCTGTTCTCCTACCTGTGTGATGGTGTGGATGCCTGACTGGTTGAGGCATGTTTTCATGAGGTCGGTGACTTTTACGCCGTCTGTCACGTATGCGCGCACGGAGCCGTCGATGGCTCGGTTGCGGTTGATGGCTGTGAGTTGCCGGGGTGTGCGTAGGTAGACGCGTGTGAGCCTCTTGGGGTCTTCGATGTATTCTGCGCGGTGGAGGCTGTGTGTCCGGTATAGGGGGCTGTATGTGCCGACGTAGGGTTGGAAGGCGGCACGTAGTGTGCGTCGGTCGGGGTAGATGATGACGCTGTGCTCTTTGTCTGGCGTGTTGTCGAGGATGTCTAGTATGTTCATGGTTCGATTATACCATGCTAGCGCTATGCTGGTTGAATATTGTACTGTGTGTTGGGTATAAAGGAATGCCCCCTACCACGACATCACAAATGGTAGGGGGCAGGATCGCCACCAGAAAGCGACAAGAAGGAGGCGATCCGGAATTCACTTTCAAGCACTAGTATACACTATGAGCTCACAGCAAATCAGAGGAGCAGTTGTGATCCTCCTCATACGGGAGTGCGTCGAGGAACTCTTGAATCTGCCCACCCTCAAGAAGGCTCACACGGCTCACACCAACCTTGTCCAACGCTGCCTTGACAACATCCGACCGACCAGTGTTGATCAGCACAGCAGCACGATCCAAAGCAACAACCGGCACAGGCTTCGGCTCAACCGGCACAGGCTTCGGCTCAACCGCCAGCTCAGCACCCTCAACCGGCGCGGGCTCAGGCTCAACCGGCACAGGCTCAGGCTCAGGCCCCTCCTCCACACGCGAGAAATAACGCTGCCGCCCAAAGAAAGCGAACCGACCACACTTCGCACCCGA